TATGTCTGGGTGTGCTGTACATAATGATGAGACAAGTATCGGTAAATTTGGTCTTGCATATAAAAGTAATATTCAGCGTAAACTCGATAACCAATACTACACCGAAGCCGAAGCTTCTTTAGCCAGGGGCAGAATTTCTGGTGCAGAAAATATAGTAAAAAATGATGCAGCTCATTTCTGTGTTACTCAGGGCAAAAAAATGCAGATAGTTGACCTGAAGACAGAAGGTGCAGGATTACATGGCGTCGCTCGTCTGACATTCAAATGTGGAGAGTGAGAATATTTTTTGGTAAGCGTCAAACATGCGCGTTCTGGCTGTGCGTAGCCGGAACCTGTGCGAGCACGATGCCGTTACGTGAAAGGCATCGTGCTATGAAGGGAGATTCTATCGATGTGGTCAATGGAAGATGGTGACCAGGGATAGGGCTTATGCATAAAAAATAAGCCCGTGTAAGGGAGATTTAGGGTGTCACCAGTAGGGGCTTTCAACGGTACAATGCGGGTTTGAGCGGCATAAATTACCACTGAAAGCCCTTAAACGTTACTCTACTGTGGACACTGTGTGGACACTCTCGGCCTCAGTACCACCTCTTAGCGGATTAAGAGAAATGGCGTCCTGAAGGTACTCTGGCGCAAAATGAGCGTAAACCATAGTTTGCTCAATCCGCGTGTGACCTAGTATCCGTTGTAGCGTGATAATACTTCCTCCATTAATCATGAAATGAGTGGCAAAGCTGTGCCTTAGTGCATGTGTGGCTTGCCCCATTGGCAAATCCGGTTTTATTGCTTTCATTGTTCGTCTGAAGCGAGGGTAATCAGCATCAGGGAATAAAAAACCTCGTTTGTTATCCGCGATCATTTTGGCAACAGCCTCTGAGATCGGGACGGTGCGTGGTTTGTTTGTTTTCGTTTTAACAAACGTGACGCGGTTATGGATGATATTTTCTGCTTTCAAACGAGCTGCTTCTCCCCAACGTGCTCCAGTACTCAGGCAAAGAATCGCAATCTTTTTGTTGTCGCCGTCAAGAGCAGCAAGCAGTAAGGCAATTTCTTCCTGCGTGAGATAGCCTGTGTCTGGTTTTTCCTCCTTAAGCCTTTTTGTCCCTCTGATAGGGTGCTCACCAAAGAATAACTCCGCTTCAATCAGGGCTGTAAACATGCCGCTAATACATGTTAAATCACGATTGATACTCGAAGGTTTAATACCCTGACTTCTTCGGGTGGCGCAGTACTGGCTGATAAGCGATTTCGTAATTTGAAATGCGCATGGGTCATTCGTTATTTTTGTGAAGATTTCAATTTTTCCAAGATTAGATTTCCCATGCTCTTCGTGTTTACCCTTTAAATCCCACCAGATCTGTGTCAGCTCCGACAGACGTCGCTTGTCTGTTGGTTTTGATAGCCATTCTTTATTGTGGTGGTTGTACAACGTGTATTTCTCGAAAGCGACAGCTTCGCTTTTCTTATCAAACTTCCTACGGATGCGTTTTCCATTACGTCCAGTAGGGCGGATGTCCACTTCATATCGACCATCATCGAGTTTTTTGATTGCCATCAGAAAACCCTCCGAGTGGTGTGTTTTTTTGCGACTACTAATCGCTTTTTTCGTGGTGGCTGAAATTTAGCCACCAATAGTAGGCACTTGTGATGAATATATTCACGATGAATTGTTAACCAGTCTTTTGACCGGAGTGGGGCGACGTTGTTTCGTTTTGCCCAAAGTGTGCGAGAGCGGGCGCAATTTGCCCGGACTCAGGAGCGATCTGATTGGTCATGAACCATAAAGTGTATTTGGTGAATTGTGGGGTCTGCAGGATGTTCATCATGACATCTGTTGGAGGTGTTGAACGACCACTTTCATAGTAACTCAGCGTGCCATACGGAACCCCTGTTAAATCAGCAAGTTGTTGTCTGCTCAAATACTCTGATTTTCGCATTAAGACTATCTTCTCGCTTATCGTGTTTGACATGGTGTTTAGATCTCAATAGTATTTAGTTTAGATGTAGATTGTTTAGTGCTTGGATGTGGGCACTAAAAGGCATTATAAGACATTAAACGCAATTCATGAGGGCTAGAGGACGACATGAGCAAGCAAGTAACACTCATGACTGATGCGATTCCTTATCAGGAGTTCGCAAAACTAATAGGAAAATCGACAGGAGCGGTTCGTCGGATGATCGATAAAGGAAAGCTGCCTGTAATTGATATGACCGATCCACAATCAGCTTCAGGTCGTGCAGGTGAATATTGGGTATACCTTCCGGCATGGAATAACGGACTAAAACTGGCTTATGAAAGCCGCCCTAAAGAGATTCGTGACGGCTGGTTGATGTGGTTAGGTCTCGGTGAACCACGTTAAGGAGAACCGTATGAATGAGCCTCGTTGTATTGCTCAGTTACTGCGTAACGAAAGCCCCAGGGCGATTGACTTCACCATCACCCACGGTAAGGGGCGTAAGGGAATCATTATCCGCACCAAAAAACAGAGTCCGTTAAAAAAGGCTCTGACCTTTCTGAAAAGCCGGAGGGCCTGGAAATGACAGTGATGACGCTCAATCTCGTTGAAAAACAGCCAGCAGCTATGCGCCGGATAATTGGTAAGCATCTTGCCGTTCCTCGCTGGCAGGATACATGTGATTATTATAATCAGATGATGGAGCGCGAACGGCTAACAGTTTGCTTTCATGCGCAGTTAAAACAACGTCACGCAACGATGCGTTTTGAAGAAATGAACGACGTCGAACGTGAACGGCTGGTTTGTGCAATTGATGAATTGCGTGGCGCATTCTCAAAACGCCGTCAGGTTGGCGCAAGTGAGTATGCATATATTAGTTTTTTAACAGTCAGTCAGCGTCGCACTTTATTTATGCACGCACGACTGACTGAAAAAGAATTCAACCAGCCATACTGGCGAATTAATGAAGAATCATGTTACTGGCGTGATGCTTTGTTCCGTGCATTACGTGAATTATTCAGCCTGTTTGAGTATGCACCGACAATTCTGACGTCGGTAAAACCAGAGCAATATCTGCATTAAATAATTAACCAGAGTTTTTAACGCACTTAATCGTGCGGGGCTTCTTTTTGCCTGGAGAAAGTCATGCATACAGTTTCTGAAAATCAGTGCGGTATATACGCATTAATGCTGCAACAGGCCAGAACCGAAGCACAGGCCGACGCTGCGACGCGCTTTTCTTCTCATCTTGACGCCATGATTCGCCACATCACAAAGGCGGAGTTATCCCGCGTGGAGATAGTCGAGCTGCTCAGTCAGGAGTCGGAAAAATTTCACAATATCGGATTGTCTCGCGGGGAGGTGCTTTGATGTCCTGTTCTCGTTCAGTTGTATTACTGAATAACGCCCTAAAAATCGCCGTTATGAAAAATGGCGATTTGTCTCTTATTCAACTTGGTCTTGATAAAGAAAAACGCGAAATAACTGAGTCTGTTATCGCGATTTATCAGAACGAATTAAATCTCCTGTCTGATGTGGTCAATTTACTTGTTAAACGCGCTGTATTTCACAAGCAAATCTCCTCCGTGGATGAACTGACGAAATTAACGACAGAAATTGCCAGTTATTGCGCTGATGAATTTAAAAACCTTAACGACAAAAGGAACTGGTAATGCCGGACAACGTAGATTTTATTCAGGAACAACAGGCTGAATTACTGGAGCGCCAGATTAACGCGGCAAGGGTAAAACATTGCGGTGCTTCTGCGCTGGTTTGCGAAGAGTGTGACGCGCCAATACCTGCTGCCCGTCGTGCGGCTTATCCGTCAGCCACGCGTTGTGTTTCCTGTCAGTCAGTCTTTGAAGCAAAAAACAAACATTACCGGAGAATGGCATGAGTATTCGTATCGAAATTGGCGAACGTTATGTCGTTACCAGTGACAGCTTTCAGTTTATTCTCCACGAGAAAAAGAGAGCGGAAAGCGGTAAAAACGCCGGTCAGGAATGGCTGTCGGTGGTTGGTTATTACCCGAAATTAAGCCAGCTCGTTTCCGGCCTGATGCATCACGATATTCTGACCGGAAGCGCAAAGTCTTTTGCTGATTTAAACGCGCAGGTTGAGCAACTCAGCAAGCGTTGTTCAGAGGCTTTTGGCTCATATGGCCGTTAAAGCCTCCGGGCGTTTTGTCCCTCCGTCAGCATTTGCCGCAGGCACCGGTAAGGCGTTTACCGGTGCTTATGCATGGAACGCGCCACGCGAGGCCGTCGGGCGCGAAAGACCCCTTACACGTGACGAGATGCGTCAGGTGCAAGGTGTTTTATCCACGATTAACCGCCTGCCTTACTTTTTGCGCTCGCTGTTTACTTCACGCTATGACTACATCCGGCGCAATAAAAGCCCGGTGCACGGGTTTTATTTTCTCACATCCACTTTTCAGCGTCGTTTATGGCCGCGCATTGAGCGTGTGAATCAGCGCCATGAAATGAACACCGACGCGTCGTTGCTGTTTCTGGCAGAGCGTGACCATTATGCGCGTCTGCCGGGGATGAATGACAAGGAGCTGAAAAAGTTTGCCGCCCGTATCTCATCGCAGCTTTTCATGATGTATGAGGAACTCTGCGATGCCTGGGTGGATGCGCATGGCGAGAAAGAATCGCTGTTTACGGATGAGGCACAGGCTCACCTGTATGGTCATGTTGCTGGCGCTGCACGAGCTTTCAATATTTCCCCTCTCTACTGGAAAAAATACCGTAAAGGGCAGATGACCACGAGGCAGGCATATTCTGCCATTGCCCGTCTGTTTAACGATGAGTGGTGGATTAGTCAGCTTAAAGGCCAGCGTATGCGCTGGCATGAGGCGTTACTGATTGCTGTCGGGGAGGTCAATAAAGACCGTTCTCCTTATGCCAGTAAACATGCCATTCGTGATGTGCGTGCACGCCGCCAGGCAAATCTGGAATTTCTTAAATCGTGTGATCTCGAAAACAGGGAAACCGGCGAGCGCATCGACCTTATCAGTAAGGTGATGGGCAGTATTTCTAATCCTGAAATTCGCCGGATGGAGCTGATGAACACCATTGCCGGTATTGAGCGTTACGCCGCAGCAGAGGGTGATGTGGGGATGTTTATCACGCTGACCGCGCCGTCAAAGTATCACCCGACACGTCAGGTTGGAAAAGGCGAAAGTAAAACCGTCCAGCTAAATCACGGCTGGAACGATGAGGCATTTAATCCAAAGGATGCGCAGCGTTATCTCTGCCGTATCTGGAGCCTGATGCGCACGGCATTCAAGGATAATGATTTACAGGTCTACGGTTTGCGTGTCGTCGAGCCACACCACGACGGAACGCCGCACTGGCATATGATGCTTTTTTGTAATCCGCGCCAGCGTAACCAGATTATCGAAATCATGCGTCGCTATGCGCTCAAAGAGGATGGCGACGAAAGAGGAGCCGCGCGAAACCGTTTTCAGGCAAAACACCTTAATCGGGGCGGTGCTGCGGGGTATATCGCGAAATACATCTCAAAAAACATCGACGGCTATGCACTGGATGGTCAGCTCGATAATGATACCGGTAGGCCGCTGAAAGACACAGCTGCTGCTGTTACCGCATGGGCGTCAACGTGGCGCATTCCGCAATTTAAAACGGTTGGTCTGCCGACAATGGGGGCTTACCGTGAACTACGCAAATTGCCTCGCGGCGTCAGCATTGCTGATGAGTTTGACGAGCGCGTCGAGGCTGCACGCGCCGCCGCAGACAGTGGTGATTTTGCGTTGTATATCAGCGCGCAGGGTGGGGCAAATGTTCCGCGCGATTGTCAGACTGTCAGAGTCGCCCGTAGCCCGTCGGATGACGTTAACGAGTACGAGGAAGAGGTCGAGAGAGTGGTCGGCATTTACGCGCCGCATCTCGGCGCGCGTCATATTCATATCACCAGAACGACGGACTGGCGCATTGTGCCGAAAGTGCCGGTCGTTGAGCCTTTGACGTTAAAAAGCGGCATCGCCGCGCCTCGGAGTCCTGTCAATAACTGTGGAAAGCTCACCGGTGGTGATACTTCGTCACCGGCTCCCACGCCTTCTGAACACGCCGCAGCAGTGCTTAATCTGGTTGATGATGGTGTTATCGAATGGAATGACCCGGAGGTCGTGAGGGCGCTCAGGGGTGCATTAAAACACGACCTGAGAACGCCAAACCGTCAACAAAGAAACGGAAGCCCGTTAAAACCACATGAAATTGCACCATCGGCCAGACTGACCCGGTCGGAAAGAATGCAAATTACCCGTATCCGCGTTGACCTTGCTCAGAACGGTATCAGGCCGCAGCGATGGGAGCTTGAGGCGCAGGCGCGTGGCGCGACCGTAAATTATGACGGGAAAAAATTCACGTATCCGGTCGCTGATGAGTGGCCGGGATTCTCAACAGTAATGGAGTGGAAATGATGGCAAAAATTCACGAGGTAAAGCTGCACGCAAAATATTTTGACCTTGTGCTGGAAGGAAAGAAACGCGCAGAGTTTCGGAAAAATGACCGTAATTATGAGCGCGGGGACACGTTGATTTTGCATGAATGGGGGCAGGGTGTGTTTACGGGGCGAAAGGTTGAAGCCCGGATAACAGATGTTACTGACCTGTCAGACTGGCTGGAAGACTATGTCTTGCTAAGTATTGAGCTGCTTAATACAGGCGCATATGAGATTGTGAACTGGAAAGAACTTAGTGAGCGTGGCCTGGTATTCAGAATTAATCATGAAATTATGCATCAGCTCGGCCTTGCTGTTATGTATGAACCAGAGACGGGGATGTCTGGCGGGGCAATGGTCGCCACGGATGGAGCATGGAACTATTCAGATGAACAGATGGAGCGTGCACAGCAAAACGGGTGGCTTGGATAATGCACAGAATACCAGGCGAGATACCGCACCATAAAACTAAAAATATCAAGCTGATGGCTATTGTTCAGCGTTTACAGCGGATTATGGTCAACGAAAATCTGACGCCCGATGAGCTGGTCGGGTGTGCCGAAATAGTACGGGATAATTACGGGCGGCTTAACTATATCGGTCAGTCCAGAGTTGCGCCACCACCACGCAGACGATAGAGAACACCGCCAGTCGTGAAACTTGTTTTCAGGGCTGGCGGGGTTGAACAACGAGCGAAGCGAGACGTTAGTTGACAGACATATTTTTACTACGTTGGTGCTGGTTTTTGACGGTTGAAAGGAGTTAGGTTGGAGAGCTAACAACTTACAAATATTCAAAAGTAAGCATCCTGTTGCTAACATGAGGTTGATTTTTTATGTGGATGATGCAAAAAGGATAGCTATGGATACTATAATCGCTTTTCTATCACTCGCTTTTTTCGTTGCTTTCTTCATCGGGTTAATCAAGCCATCACTGGTGCGAATGCCAAACCGCAAACGTGCAAGTGCGGTTTATCTCGGAGGAGGTTTTGTATTGAGCATAATTGGTTCAATACTCTATCCAACAGAAAAAAGCCAGCCAGTTGCTAAAACTGAAACATCAACCGTTGCAGAACACAAAGTCCAAAAAACATTCGAATATGGTGAAAAAACACTCAAGGAATATCGGAACGAGTCAAAGAAAACACGACACGATATTGTGAATAGTTACATTGATTTTAAGGAAGTTCCAGCCACCGCGTCAGATGCGTTTTATGCCTGCATGAGTGAGTATACATTTACCAAAGATGATGAGTTGAAACTCGGTGATGTTCTTGGGTGGTGCTTTAATGATTATGAAAATGACCCGAGTTCACTAAACAATAAAATCAATCTTGATACATTTCAGAGTAATTTTAGTGGTTGGGATGGTTCTTATCGTCCATTGGAAAAACTAATTAAAGATAATATGAACGATGATTCATCTTATAAACATGTGTCAACGGTATATCATCTGGTTTTGAATAAAGACCCGCATGCCATTGTGAAAACCACGTTTCGCGGAACTAATGCTTATGGCGGAGTGGTGAAACAGACGATTGCTGCGCGTGTCAATGTAGAAACAGGTGAGGTTGTATCAATTATAAGTGAGTGAACTGTGCCAGAATGATAAAGATGCCAGCATTTATGCTGGCAATCATAAAAATAGTGACTAGCAAAAATTGGTGTCTGGTTTTAATGTGAGATTAGAAAATGAATAGATGTAAATATATTTTAAGAGGTTTGTTGCTGAAGTTTAAAAGTATAAGTTCTATGCATTTGTTATTTGTTTTAATAACGGCTTGTCTATTCTTTTTTATAGGGTGTTACGTGGGTTATAGTGGTATTGGTTTGAATGGTGACACTAAATACCAATTAATTACAATACCTTTTTTGACCATGTTGGGTACTTGGGTTTCTGGGGTGGGAGCATTTTCTGCTGTTGCGACATCATTGTTGTTGGCACACCGTTCGCTAAAGGAAAATTCAGAAGAAATTGCTATTCGATATAGCATGGTGTTAATGCCATCAATGTACTTACCTAGCACTACAGATACAGCAATATCAATAACCATAACAAACAAAAGAAAAGTAAGGAGTAATATTCAATCGGTTGTTTTGCAATTTTCTAATAATAAAGCAATGAATATATTGGTAAACCCCGGGACGCTTATCTCTGGCAAGTTACCGCATGTTTTAGAAGACTATGGTGATATATTGACGCTTATAATTCCAGAGAGCATTACCGCATCAGTAACTGATGAGGGGTTCGTAAAAGAATGTCAGGGGAATACTCTTGGAGAAGGTAGTGTCGTAGTTCACACAACGACAAAAACATTTGTAAAAAAATTAACATTACCTCAAATTAAGCCATTTAATGATAAATTTAAGTCTGTATTGACGAAACCGTAAGAGGTGCGTTGCGTTGCATTTTTTTGCATCTTCAAGGATTAATTTCTGCATCTTTATTTTGCCAGTACTGATGTGCTTTTAATGGACTCATGCAACTGCATTAAAACCGCCCCATGAAGCGGGCGGGCGAGGCGGGGAAAGCACTGCGCGCTGGCGGTGGTGCTGATTTTATTTTTTCAGCGTCTGAGCGCGTCGTGACGGCGTTTGGATTGTGCGCCGGGGGCGCTGGTGTGTCTGCGGGGTGTTTTGTGCGGTGGTGAGCGTGTGAGGGCGTGATGACGGGGTGTAAAAAAGCCGCCCGCAGGCGGCGATGTTCAGCCGTTGTCAGTGTCCAGTGAGTAGTTTTTAAAGCGGATGACCTCCTGACCGAGCCAGCCGTTTATCTCGCGGATCCTGTCCTGTAACGGGATAAGCTCATTGCGGACAAAGACCTTTGCCACTTTCTCAATATCGCCCAGCGACCCGACGTTCTCCGGCTTGCCGCCCATCAACTGAAAGGGGATGCGGTGCGCGTCCAGCAGGTCAGCGGCGCTGGCTTTTTTGATATTAAAAAAATCGTCCTTTGTTGCCACTTCACTGAGCGGGATAATTTTTATTCCATCTGGTTTTCCCTGCGGTGCATAGAGAAACAGGTTTTTAAAGTTGTTGCGGCCTTTCGACTTCACCATGTTTTCGCGAAGCATTTCGATATCGTTGCGATCCTGCACGGCATCGGTGACGTACATGATGTATCCGGCATGTGCGCCGTTTTCGTAATACTTTCGGCGGAACAGCGTGGCCGACTCATTCAGCCAGGCAGAGTTAAGGGCGCTGAGGTATTCCGGCAGGCCGTACAGCTCCTGATTAATATCCGGCTCCAGCAGGTGAAACACGGAGCCGGGCGTGAAGGCTGTCGGCTCGTTGAAGGACGGCACCCACCAGTAAACATCCTCCTCCACGCCACGGCGGGTATATTTTGCCGGTGAGGTTTCCAGTCTGATGACCTTACCGGTGGTGCTGTAACGCTTTTCCAGAAACGCATTACCGAACACCAGAAAATCCAGCACAAAGCGGCTGAAATCCTGCTGGGAAAGCCACGGATGCGGGATAAATGTCGAGGCCAGAATATTGCGTTTGACGTAAATCGGCGAGCTGTGATGCACGGCAGCACGCAGGCTTTTCGCCAGACCGGTAAAGCTGACCGGCGGCTCATACCATATGCCGTTACTGATGCACTCGACGTAATCCAGAATGTCACGGCGGTCGAGTACCGGCACCGGTTCGCCAAAGGTGAATGCCTCCATTTTCGGGGCGCTGGCGGTGATTGTTTTTGCCGCAGGTTGCGGTGTTTTCCCTTTTTTCTTGCTCATCAGTAAAACTCCAGAATGGTGGATGTCAGCGGGGTGCTGATACCGGCGGTGAGTGGCTCATTTAACAGGGCGTGCATGGTCGCCCAGGCGAGGTCGGCGTGGCTGGCTTCCTCGCTGCGGCTGGCCTCATAGGTGGCGCTGCGTCCGCTGCTGGTCATGGTCTTGCGGATAGCCATAAACGAGCTGGTGATGTCGGTGGCGCTGACGTCATATTCCAGACAGCCACGACGGATAACGTCTTTTGCCTTGAGCACCATTGCGGTTTTCATTTCCGGTGTGTAGCGGATATCGCGCGCGGCGGGATAGAACGAGCGCACGAGCTGGAACACGCCGACACCGAGGCCGGTGGCATCAATACCGATGTATTCGACGTTATATTTTTCGGTGAGTTTTCGGATGGATTCAGCCTGGGTGGCAAAGTCCATGCCTTTCCACTGGTGACGCTCAAGTATTCTGAATTTGCCTCCGGCCACCACCGGCGGTGCCAGTACCACGCATCCGGCGCTGTCGCCACGGTGTGACGGGTCGTAACCAATCCATACCGGGCGGGAGCCGAACGGATTGGCGGCAAAGGGTGCATAGTCTTCCCATTCTTCCAGCGTGTCGACCATGCAGCGTTGCAGCTCCTCGAACGGGAACACCGATGCCTTGTCGTCAACAAATTCACACATGAACAGGTTTTTAAAATCGTCGGCGCTGTTTTCGCGTTTAAGCTGCTCAATGTCGAACAGCGTGCAGCCACCTTTCAGGGCATCCTCAATGGTGACAATCTGCCGCCACTGGCCGTCCGCACAGAGAAGACCTCCGGCAAGGGCGTTATGACTGACGTCGATTTCCACGCGTTCGGCGGCGCTGGCGCGTCCCCGGTTGAACAGTTCACCCGACCAGAACGGGTAGGCGTCGTGCGCCAGCGTGGACGGGGTGGAGAAATAGGTCGAGCGCAGGTGACTCTGTGAGGCCATACCTGATGCCACCTTACGCAGTACCTGAAAATTCGGGATCCAGAAAATCTCGTCGACGTACAGGTCGCCGTTATGGCTCTGCGCGGTGTTGGAGTTGGTGCCGAGAAAAATCAGTTTTGCGCCGTTATTGCCCAGGACAATCGGGTCACCGGTCAGGTCAACGTCAACCAGACGGGCAAAGGCGATGATGTATTCGCGGAACACATACGCCTGCGTTTTACTGGCCGACAGAAAAATCTGGTTATGACCTGTTTTCAGGGCGCGCAGCAGCGCCTCGCGGGAAAAATAAAACGTCGCGCCAATCTGGCGGGATTTCAGGATATCGCGGATGCGGTGCTCAAGCCCGGCGCGATACCAGTGCAACTGATATTCGAAAGACTGCTCAAAGAAAATCTGCTCCAGCTTTTCGATAGCCTCGTCGCTGAAAAAATTCTTTTTCGGTTTGCGACGCCCGCCTTTGTTGCGGTTAGCGACGTTCGGATTAAGGTCTGCCTCGTTGCCGGTCTGGCTGTAGCGGTTTACCCGTGCCAGTCGTTCAATCTGGCGTCCGAGCAGGTCAATTTCCTTGAAGTCACCGCCGGTTTTCTGCGGTTTGATAATGAGCTGGGTCAGCCGCGCTTCCAGACTCATTTCGACACGGCTGATGGGGGCAACGCTGTCCCAGCCGTCGCGCTGTTTCCAGCTCTGCACCGTCGGGCGTTTCATCTGCAACATGGCGGCAATCTGCGGCACGGAAAACCCCTGCCAGTACAGCAGCGCCGCCTGACGACGCGGGTCGTGCAAAAGAGTGGTGTCTGTGGTGATGGTCATGAATACCTCGCCGTGATGAATACACGGCAAGGCTACTGAGTCGCGCCCCGCGATTCGCTAAGGTGCTGTTGTGTCAGTGATAAGCCATCCGGGACTGATGGCGGAAGATGCGCATCGTCGGGAAACTGATGCCGACATGTGACTCCTCTAATCACTATTCAGGACTCCTGACAATGGCAAAAAAAGTCTCAAAATTCTTTCGTATCGGCGTTGAGGGTGACACCTGTGACGGGCGTGTCATCAGTGCGCAGGATATTCAGGAAATGGCCGAAACCTTTGACCCGCGAGTCTATGGTTGCCGCATTAACCTGGAACATCTGCGCGGCATCCTGCCTGACGGTATTTTTAAGCGTTATGGCGATGTGGTCGAACTGAAGGCCGAAAAGATTGACGATGATTCGGCGCTGAAAGGCAAATGGGCGCTGTTTGCGAAAATCACCCCGACCGATGACCTTATCGCGATGAACAAGGCCGCGCAGAAGGTCTATACCTCAATGGAAATTCAGCCGAACTTTGCCAATACCGGCAAATGTTATCTGGTGGGTCTGGCCGTCACCGATGACCCGGCAAGCCTCGGCACGGAATACCTGGAATTCTGCCGCACGGCAAAACACAACCCTCTGAACCGCTTCAAATTAAGCCCTGAAAACCTGATTTCAGTGGCAACGCCTGTTGAGCTGGAATTTGAAGACCTGCCTGAAACCGTGTTCACAGCCCTGACCGAAAAGGTGAAATCCATTTTTGGCCGCAAACAGGCCAGCGATGACGCCCGTCTGAATGACGTGCATGAAGCGGTGACCGCTGTCGCTGAGCATGTGCAGGAAAAACTGAGCGCCACTGAGCAGCGCCTTGCTGAGATGGAAACCGCCTTTTCCGCACTTAAGCAGGATGTGACTGACAGGGCGGATGAAACCAGTCAGGCATTCACCCGCCTGAAAAACAGTCTCGACCACACCGAAAGTCTGACCCAGCAGCGCCGCAGCAAGGCCACCGGCGGTGGCGGTGACGCCCTGATGACGAACTGCTGACCGGCGTCAGTCAGTCCGGGAAAACCTTCACGATTAACCCTTAATTTCAGGAAAAACTATGCGCCAGGAAACCCGCTTTAAATTTAATGCCTACCTGTCCCGTGTTGCCGAGCTGAACGGCATCGACGCCGGTGATGTGTCGAAAAAATTCACCGTTGAACCGTCGGTCACCCAGACCCTGATGAACACCATGCAGGAGTCCTCTGACTTTCTGACCCGCATCAATATTGTGCCGGTCAGCGAAATGAAAGGGGAAAAAATTGGCATCGGTGTCACCGGCTCCATCGCCAGCACCACCGACACCGCCGGTGGCACCGAGCGTCAGCCGAAGGACTTCTCGAAGCTGGCGTCAAACAAGTACGAATGCGACCAGATTAACTTCGATTTTTATATCCGCTACAAAACGCTTGACCTGTGGGCGCGTTATCAGGATTTCCAGCTCCGTATCCGTAACGCCATTATCAAACGCCAGTCCCTTGATTTCATCATGGCCGGTTTTAACGGCGTGAAGCGTGCCGAAACCTCTGACCGCAACAGCAATCCGATGCTGCAGGATGTGGCGGTCGGCTGGCTGCAGAAATACCGCAATGAAGCCCCGGCGCGCGTGATGAGCAAGGTCACTGACGAGGAAGGGCACACCACCTCTGAGGTCATCCGCGTGGGTAAGGGCGGTGATTATGCCAGCCTCGATGCACTGGTGATGGATGCGACCAACAACCTGATTGAACCGTGGTATCAGGAAGACCCTGACCTTGTGGTGATTGTGGGACGTCAGCTACTGGCGGACAAGTATTTCCCCATCGTTAACAAGGAACAGGACAACAGCGAAATGCTGGCCGCTGACGTCATCATCAGCCAGAAACGCATCGGTAACCTGCCGGCAGTGCGCGTCCCGTACTTCCCGGCAGATGCGATGCTCATCACGAAGCTGGAAAACCTGTCCATCTACTACATGGATGACAGCCATCGCCGCGTGATTGAGGAAAATCCGAAACTCGACCGCGTGGAGAACTACGAGTCAATGAATATTGATTACGTGGTGGAAGACTACGCCGCCGGTTGCCTGGTGGAAAAAATTAAGGTCGGTGATTTCTCCACACCGGCCAGGGCGACCGCAGAGCCGGGAGCGTAACCGATGACGAGTCCCGCACAGCGCCACATGATGCGGGTCTCGGCAGCGATGACCGCGCAGCGGGAAGCCGCCCCGCTGCGACATGCAACTGTCTATGAGCAGATGCTGGTTAAGCTCGCCGCAGACCAGCGCACACTGAAAGCGATTTATTCAAAAGAGCTTAAGGCCGCGAAAAAGCGCGAACTGCTGCCGTTCTGGTTGCCGTGGGTGAACGGTGTGCTGGAGCAGGGCAAAGGTGCACAGGATGACATTCTGATGACGGTCATGCTGTGGCGTCTGGATACCGGCGATATTGCCGGTGCGCTGGAGATTGCCCGTTATGCCCTGAAATACGGTCTGACCATGCCGGGTAAACACCGCCGTACCCCGCCGTACATGTTCACCGAGGAGGTGGCGCTCGCGGCCATGCGCGCTCACGCTGCCGGTGAGTCTGTGGATACCCGCCTGCTGACGGACACCCTCGAACTGACCGCCACGGCTGACATGCCTGATGAAGTGCGCGCAAAGCTGCACAAAATCACCGGTCTGTTTCTGCGTGACGCTGGTGATGCCGCCGGTGCGCTGGCTCACCTGCAACGTGCGACACAGCTCGACTGTCAGGCAGGCGTCAAAAAAGAGATTGAACGACTGGAGCGGGAGCTGAAACCGAAGCCGGAGCCGCAGCCCAAAGCGGCCACCCGTGCCACGCGTAAGACCCGGAGCGTGACACCGGCAAAACGTGGACGCCCGAAAAAGAAAGCCAGTTAACAACCGAATGCGCCCCGCGCCAGGGCGGCACGCCGGTCAGTGAGGGTGAATCACCTGACACTGCACCGGCGTCCACCGCCCGACTTTTCAGAGGTAGTCATGATGACGCTGATTATTCCGCGAAAGGAGGCTCCCGTGTCCGGTGAGGGTACGGTGGTCATCCCGCAACCGGCAGGCGACGAGCCGGTGATTAAAAACACGTTCTTTTTTCCCGATATCGACCCGAAGCGCGTCCGGGAACGTATGCGCCTTGAGCAGACCGTCGCCCCCGCCCGTCTGCGTGAGGCCATCAAGTCAGGCATGGCGGAGACGAATGCGGAGCTGTACGAGTACCGCGAACAGAAAATTGCCGCCGGTTTTACGCGTCTGGCGGACGTTCCGGCGGACGACATCGACGGTGAAAGCATCAAAGTTTTTTACTACGAGCGCGCCGTGTGTGCGATGGCGACCGCGTCGCTTTATGAGCGTTACCGCGGCGTGGATGCCAGTGCCAAGGGCGACAAGAAGGCCGACAGCATTGACAGCACCATTGATGAGCTGTGGCGGGATATGCGCTGGGCGGTGGCGCGTATCCAGGACAAGCCGCGCTGCATCGTGAGTCAAATCTGATGAAGACCTTTGCGCTACAGGGCGACACGCTCGACGCCATTTGTGTCCGGTATTACGGGCGCACTGAGGGCGTGGTTGAGACCGTGCTCGCCGCAAATCCGGGACTGGCTGAACTGGGCGCGGTGCTGCCGCACGGCACCGCCGTCGAACTGCCCGACGTTCAGACCGCGCCCGTGGCTGAAACTGTCAATCTGTGGGAGTAACGCATGACAGCAGAAGAAAAAAGCGTCCTGTCGCTTTTCATGATTGGGGTGCTGATTGTTGTCGGTAAGGTGCTTGCCGGTGGTGAACCCATCACCCCGCGTCTGTTTATCGGGCGCATGTTGCTCGGTGGTTTTGTCTCGATGGTTGCCGGTGTTGTTCTGGTGCAGTTTCCTGACCTGTCACTGCCTGCGGTGTGCGGTATCGGCTCCATGCTGGGTATCGCCGGTTATCAGGTGATTGAGATTGCCATTCAGCGCCGCTTTAAGGGCAGGGGGAAACCGTAATGCCGGTTATTAACACGCATCAGAATATCGCCGCCTTTCTCGACATGCTGGCCGTGTCCGAAGGGACGGCAAACCATCCGCTGACGAAAAACCGGGGCTATGACGTGATAGTCACCGGACTGGACGGGAAGCCGGAAATTTTCACCGACTACAGTGACCACCCGTTCGCACATGGCCGACCGGCGAAGGTGTTTAACCGTCGCGGTGAAAAATCCACGGCCTCCGGTCGCTATCAGCAGCTTTACCTGTTCTGGCCGCATTACCGCAAACAGCTTGCCCTGCCGGATTTCAGTCCGTTGTCACAGGACAGACTTGCCATTCAGTTGATCCGCGAACGCGGTGCGCTGGATGACATCCGGGCGGGACGCATTGAGCGCGCCATTTCACGCTGTCGCAATATCTGGGCGTCCCTGCCGGGTGCCGGTTACGGTCAGCGTGAGCATTCACTGGAAAAACTGGTCACCGTCTGGCGTACCGCTGGCGGCGTACCGGCTTAAACGGAGTAAACACCATGAAGAAATTATCCCTTTCACTGATGCTGAACGTGTCGCTGGCGCTGATGCTGGCACTGTCCCTGATTTACCCGCAGAGCGTGGCCGTCAGTTTTGTCGCCACCTGGGCGATTCTGGCGACGGTTATCTGTGTGGTTGCCGGTGGTGTCGGCGTGTATGCCACTGAGTATGTGCTGGAACGCTACGGGCGGGAGCTGCCGCCGGAATCGCTGGCCGTGAAGATTGTCACGTCGCTGTTTTTGCAGCCGGTGCGGTGGCGCAGACGGGCGGCGGCTCTGGTGGTGATGGTGGCGACGTTTATCGCGCTGGTCGCTGCCGGGTGGATTTTTACCGCGCTGATTTATCTTGTGGCGTCGGTGTTCTTCCGGCTGATACGTAAAGCCTGCCGTCAGCGTTTTGAGGGGCGGGAACCATGTCAAAGCTGATGATTGTGCTGGTCGTGTTGTTATCGCTGGCGGTGGCGGGGCTGTTTCTGGCGAAGCATGAAAACGCCAGCCTGCGCGCCTCGCTGGACAGGGCGAACAACGTCGCCAGTGAACAGCAGACGACCATCACCATGCTGAAAAACCAGCTTCATGTTGCCCTTACCAGGGCAGACAAAAACGAGCTGGCGCAGGTGGCACTGCGTCAGGAGCTGGAGAACGCCGCGAAACGTGAAGCACAGCGCGAGAAAACCATCACGAGGTTACTGAATGAAAACGAAGATTTTCGCCGCTGGTACGGCGCTGACCTGCCTGATGCTGTGCGCCGGTTGCACCAGCGCCCCGCCTGCACCGATGCCAGTGATTGTCCACAACGCCTGCCCGAAAGTGAGTCTTTGCCCGATGCCGGGCAGCGACCCGCAGACGAACGGTGATTTAAGTGCCGATATCCGGCAGCTTGAGAACGCGCTGGCGCGCTGTGCCAGCCAGGTAAAAATGATTAAACACTGTCAGGACGAAAACGATGCTCAAACCCGACAGCCTGCGCAGGGCGCTGACTGATGCCGTCACGGTGCTGAAAACTAACCCCGATATGCTGCGGATATTCGTGGATAACGGGAGTATTGCCTCCACACTGGCGACGTCGCTGTCATTCGAAAAGCGTTACACGCTCAATGTCATTGTGACCGACTTTACCGGTGATTTTGACCTGCTCATCGTGCCGGTGCTGGCGTGGCTGCGGGAAAATCAGCCCGACATCATGACCACCGACGCAGGCCAGAAAAAGGGCTTCACGTTTTATGCAGACATCAACAATGACAGCAGCTTTGATATCAGTATCAGCCTGATGCTGACCGAGCGCACGCTGGTCAGTGAGGTTGACGGTGCGCTGCATGTGAAGAATATCCCGGAACCCACGCCGCCGGAGCCGGTCACCCGCCCGATGGAGCTTTATATCAATGGCGAACTGGTGAGCAAGTGGGATGAATGAGTTTAAGCGTTTTGAAGACCGGCTGACCGGACTGGTTGAATCGCTGTCACCGTCAGGGCGTCGGCGACTGAGCGCCGAACTGGCAAAACGTCTGCGGCAGAGTCAGCAGCGTCGGGTGATGGCACAGAAAGCCCCGGACGGCACACCCTACGCGCCACGCCAGCAGCAGAGCGCCAGAAAAAAGACCGGTCGCGTTAAGCGAAAAATGTTTGCGAAACTTATCACCAGTCGTTTTTTGCATATCCGCGCCAGCCCGGAACAGGCATCAATGGAATTTTACGGCGGGAAGTCACCGAAAATCGCCAGCGTGCATCAGTTTGGTCTGTCGGAAGAAACCCGGAAAGACGGTAAGAAAATTGATTATCCGGCGCGTCCTTTGCTCGGCTTTACCGGTAAGGATGTGCAGATGATTGAAGAGATTATCCTGTCTCACCTCGACCGTTAGTTGTGCCATTCCCGACACCTCATCGTCACATTGCCGCCGGTATGACCCGGCGGCATCCTTCCCGTTATGAACACTCTCGCAAATATTCAGGAACTCGCGCGCGCACTGCGCAACATGATCCGCACCGGCGTTATCGTCGAAACCGACCTTAACGCCGGTCGCTGCCGTGTGCAGACCGGCGGCATGTGCACCGACTGGCTTCAGTGGCTGACCCATCGCGCAGGACGTTCGCGCACATGGTGGGCACCTTCCGTGGGGGAACAGGTGCTGATTCTGTCCGTGGGCGGTGAACTCGACACGGCGTTCGTTCTGCCGGGGATTTATTCCGGCGATAACCCTGCGCCGTCTGCGTCGTCTGATGCCCTGCATATCCGTTTCCCTGACGGGGCGGTGATTGAGTATGAACCTGAAACCAGTGCACTGACGGTAAGCGGAATTAAAACGGCCAGCGTGACGGCTTCTGATTCTGTTACCGCCACGGTGCCGGTGGTCATGGTGAAAGCGTCAACCCGCATCACCCTGGACACCCCGGAGGTGGTCTGCACCAACAGACTGATTACCGGCACGCTGGAAGTACAGAAGGGCGGGACGATGCGCGGCAACATTGAACACACCGGCGGTGAACTCTCATCAAACGGTAAGGTACTGCATACCCACAAACACCCCGGCGACAGCGGCGGCACAACCGGGAGTCCTTTATGACAGCGCGTTATCTCGGAATGAATCGCAGTAATGGCCTGACTGTCACTGACCTTGAGCATATCAGCCAGAGTATCGGCGATATCCTGCGCACGCCGGTCGGCTCACGGGTGATGCGTCGTGATTACGGCTCGTTGCTGGCATCAATGATTGACCAGCCGCAGACCCCGGCGCTTGAGTTGCAGATTAAGGTCGCCTGTTACATGGCAGTGCTGAAATGGGAACCCCGCGTCACCCTGTCATCCGTCACCACGGCGCGCAGCTTTGACGGGCGAATGACGGTCACGTTGACCGGCCAGCACAACGACACCGGCCAGCCACTTTCGTTAACCATCCCTGTGAGTTGAAACCATGCCGATTATCGACCTGAACCAGCTACCCGCACCGGATGTGGTCGAGGAGCTGGACTTTGAAACCATTCTTGCCGAACGCAAGGCGACACTGATTTCCCTTTACCCGGAAGACCAGCAGGAGGCGGTCGCCCGTACCCTGACGCTGGAATCCGAGCCTCTCGTCAAACTGCTGGAGGAAAATGCTTATCGTGAGCTTATCTGGCGTCAGCGTGTGAATGAGGCTGCACGGGCGGTGATGCTGGCCTGTGCAGCCGGTAATGACCTTGATGTGATTGGTGCCAATTACAACACCACGCGCCTGACTATCACCCCGGCAGATGATTCGACCATTCCGCCGACACCGGCAGTGATGGAGTCTGACACCGATTATCGTCTGCGTATTCAGCAGGCGTTTGAGGGCTTAAGCGTCGCCGGGTCGGTGGGTGCCTATCAGTATCATGGTCGCAGTGCCGACGGGCGTGTCGCGGATATCTCTGTCACCAGTCCGTCTCCGGCCTGCGTCACCATCTCTGTGCTGTCACGTGAAAATAACGGTGTTGCATCCGAAGACCTGCTGGCCGTGGTGCGTAACGCCCTTAATGGTGAGGACGTCAGGCCGGTGGCCGACCGCGTGACCGTGCAGTCTGCCGCCATCGTTGAATACCAGATAAACGCCACGCTTTACCTTTACCCTGGTCCCGAAAGCGAACCCATCCGCGCTGCCGCCGTGAAAAAACTGGAAGCGTATATCACGGCACAGCACCGGCTGGGGCGCGACATCCGTCTGTCTGCCATTTATGCCGCTTTGCATGTGGAAGGTGTGCAGCGTGTCGAACTGGCAGCACCACTGGCCGACATCGTGCTCAACAGTACGCAGGCGTCTTTCTGTACCGAATACCGCGTCGTGACCGGAGGCTCGGATGAGTGATTCGCGACTGCTGCCGACCGGCTCATCACCGCTTGAGGTCGCCGCCGCAAAAGCCTGTGCGGAAATTGAAAAAACGCCGGTCAGTATTCGTGAGCTGTGGAACCCGGACACCTGTCCGGCAAATCTGCTGCCGTGGCTGGCGTGGGCGTTTTCGGTCGACAGGTGGGATGAAAAGTGGCCGGAAGCGACAAAACGCGCCGTTATCCGCGATGCCTATTTCATCCACTGTCATAAAGGCACTATAGGTGCAATCCGGCGTGTGGTGGAGCCGCTCGGCTATCTCATCAACGTGACGGAGTGGTGGGAAACCAGTGACCCGCCGGGCACCTTCCGGCTTGATATTGGTGTACTGGAAAGTGGCATCACAGAGGCAATGTATCAGGAAATGGAACGGCTGATTGCTGATGCCAAACCTGCAAGTCGCCACCTTATTGGCCTGAACATTACCCGGGACATTCCCGGCTACCTGTTCGCCGGTTGTGTGGCTTACGACGGCGATGTAATTACGGTTTACCCCGGATAAGTGAGGAATAATGAGCACAAAATTCAGAACCGTTATCACCACTGCCGGTGCAGCAAAGCTGGCAGCGGCAACCGCGCCGGGAGGGCGGAAGGTCAACATTACCACGATGGCCGTCGGGGATGGCGGTGGTAAATTGCCTGTCCCGGATGCCGGACAGACCGGGCTTATCCACGAAGTCTGGCGACATGCGCTGAACAAAATCAGCCAGGACAAACGAAACAGTAATTATATTATCGCAGAGCTGGTTATTCCGCCGGAGGTGGGCGGTTTCTGGATGCGTGAGCTTGGCCTGTACGATGATGCGGGAACGTTAATTGCCGTGGCGAACATGGCCGAAAGTTATAAGCCTGCCCTTGCCGAAGGCTCAGGGCGTTCGCAGACCTGCCGTATGGTCATCATCGTCAGCAGTGTGGCCTCAGTGGAGCTGACCATTGACACCACAACGGTGATGGCAACGCAGGATTATGTTGATGACAAAATTGCAGAACATGAACAGTCACGACGTCACCCGGACGCCTCGCTGACCGCCAAAGGTTTTACTCAGTTAAGCAGTGCGACCAACAGCACGTCTGAAACACTCGCCGCAACACCAAAAGCGGTAAAAGCAGCATATGACCTTGCTAACGGAAAATATACCGCTCAGGACGCCAGCACGGGGCGAAAAGGTCTTGTCCAGCTCAGTAGTGCCACCAACAGCACGTCTGAAACGCTCGCCGCAACACCAAAAGCGGTAAAAGCAGCATATGACCTTGCTAACGGGAAATACACTGCACAGGATGCCACCACCGCGCGAAAAGGCCTTGTTCAGCTCAGTAGTGCCACCAACAGCGATTCTGAAACGCTGGCCGCAACGCCAAAGGCGGTTAAGACAGCGTATGACCTTGCTAACGGGAAATACACTGCACAGGATGCCACCACAGCGCGAAAAGGTCTTGTCCAGCTAAGTAGCGCCACCAACAGTGATTCTGAAACGCTGGCCGCAACACCAAAAGCGGTGAAGTCTGCCAATGACAATGCTGAAAAACGTCTTCAGAAAGATCAGAACGGTGCGGATATTCCTGATAAAGAACGCTTCCTGAGTAACATTAATGTTTACAGCAAAGGTGAAGTGGATAAGAAAAAGGGAATGCGAAAGTATTCGTTTGCAGCCCCTGCAAATGTCGTTGCCGGGAAGTGGTATCCCGTTATCTTTCGCCGTGCTGCCAGCCTTTCAGGAGAAATGGCATCCCGCGTCGTTATTTCCACTGGTTGTTATAACGGCGATTATGTAATGAATAACTGCGAGTTTAATGGCATGGTTATGCCCGGAGGATGGACTGATCGTGGTTCATATGCGGCAGGTTATTTCTGGACGTATCAGACCAATGAGCGTTCAATCCATTCCATTGTTACAAGCCTGAAAGATGATGATGTATGTAGTGTTTTTTATGTTGAAGCCAGAGCTTTCCCTGTGCAAATTCTTGCAGAGGAAGGGCTAACGGTTATTGTTCCGACAGAGGATTATGTCGTCGGTCAAACGACATATAAGTGGGGGGCAACTAATCCCGCTACAGAAAGCACGAACGCACAGGCTATTCTGGATTTTAAAAATGGGCGCGGTTATTACTGCTCACATCCATTTATTTCTAACCTTTCAGGAAATGCTGCAACAGCCTCAAAACTCGAAACACCGAGGAAAATAGCAGGTGTTGCCTTTGATGGTTCTGGAGATATTACCCTTAATGCCAGAAATGTCGGTGCATTTGCACTTCGGCAGACAGGTAATACGGTTAATGGTGATACAGCCGTTGGATGGAATTGGGACAGTGGCGCATACAACGCTCTGATTGGGGGAGCATCTGCATTAATTCTTCACTTTAATATAAATGCTGGTAGCTGCCCGGCTGTACAGTTTCGTGTGAATTATAAAAATGGCGGTATATCTTACAGGTCAGCCCGTGATGGTTATGGTTTTGAATCTGGCTGGTCTGATTTCTATACCACAACACGAAAACCCTCAGCGGGAGATGTTGGTGCATACACCAAAGCTGAGTCAGATTCACGTTATGTGAGAGACATGCGGCTGGGCGGTGCATCTACATATAAACCAGCAAATAATGGTACTACATGGACGCATCAGGCTCCGTCAGGTTGCGTATATACCGGCATTATTGTTCAGGATACCGGCTCAAACTCTGCCGATAACATTGGTGGCGTATATTACAGACCAGTGCAGAAATACATTAACGGGACATGGTATAACGTGGCGCAGGTATAATTTATGCAGCATTTAAAAAATATTACGGCGGGTAATCCAAAAACGGTTGAACAATATCAATTGACAAAGGACTTTGATGTTGTCTGGTTTTTTTCAGAAGATGGTAAGAACTGGTACGAACAACAAAAGTATTTTGCTGATGACACGATAAAAATAGCGTACGACAAAGATAATATTATCCGCTATGTGGAAAAGGATGTGACAGCTATCAGACCGGATGGATTAAGTGTGGTTGAAGTGGCGGATATTACTGCTAATCGGCGGGCGGACATTTCAGGGAACTGGATGTTTAAGGACGGCAAAGTGATTAAACGCATTTATACGGAAGAGGAATTACAGCAGCAGGCAGAAATTCGGAAAGCCAGACTTCTTGCAGATGCTGAATCCGTGATTTTGCCGCTGGAGCGCGCGGTCAGACTGAACATGGCAACAGATGAGGAGCGTAGCCGACTGGATGCATGGGAGCGTTACAGCGTTCTGGTCAGTCGTGTGGATCCTGCAAATCCTGAATGGCCGGAAATGCCGCAATAAGTTGTATGAGCTCTGGTGTGAGCTTACATATCTATGGCACAGAGTAAAGACTAATCTGACAGTCCGCTCTGTGCCAAAAACGGGCAGAGTGAATGGCTAAGTCTAGCTCATTAGAAATGTTCGCTTCATGAAAATGGCTGCAGCAAGGATCTATCTCACTGCGGCCTCTTTACAATAACGAAATTTTGCGAGCTATTCCTTGGCCTCTTTATTTTTCTCGCCATCGCCAATGTAAAGAAGATAATCGTTTAAGGATATCCTTCCGGAGGGGCCGGTCCATGTTATCCATCCGTTCTCACGAAGATTAAATAATGCTTCCATGAACTCATTATCGTTAAAAGAATGATCCTCTGAGAACAGAATGTTCATTTTTCTCAATAGTTCTTCCACTTTAATCTTTTCATATCGCCTTATCAGACTTAGTGCTTTACGACGCATTAAGATTGTAGGTACTGCTTGTGAACGAATGGTTTTTTGTATTCCACTATCAAGAACTTTCTTGATCTTACTCTCTAACTCTTTGATTTTAGTTTCATTATCTCCATTGGACTTAAGCTTTTCATCAACGATGCAAATAATTTCCTGACTAATGCTGTTCTTGAGGTTGTTTATTTTTTCTTCATTGTTGAGAATCTCATCAGAGCTTCCTGCATGGGGTTTTTTCCATATGTGCTGACGCATATCCGTTACCGTATCTCTCATCATAGAGAATGTATCTGAATATAACTTGTCAAATATTTTTTCCAGTCGTTCGACACTTGCCTGGATGTCTTTTGCTGCTTTAGTTGTCTCTTTAGAAGCCTCATTCGACATTTTATAAAAAACAAAAGAAAGCCAAATAGCCCCAATGGCGAGTACTAATGAGGCTATTGTGGCAATAAAACCTATTATTGTTATTGCTGTATCTAATGTACCTGCTGCATCTGTGACTACTGTTTCTGCTGCCATATATCCTCAATATTTAACCATACAGGGTAGCGTGTTTTAACCGCGGGGAAGTCGGGGTGGTGACACCCTAGCCTTACCCCGATTCCAGAGTATTTATTTATCATACCATTGAAACTATTTAATTTTATCGAAAATTTTGTCAGAGCGTGACTGAAAAGTCTTCAGCACGTCAAGCATATCGTCGCCGTTCAATTAACACTGAGCCTTTTCTTAGAGGGGTGGGCTGCGCAGTTGCGAGGTTATGCCCCAGTTCCTAGTTCCTCACTACATTCTAATTAAGCCGGCCAACTAAATGTCCGCTTTTCGCTCAAAGCAGACTGTCAGATTTGATAGCGTTTGGGCTATGTAAATTGTCAGTTGGAAAATGAGTGAGTACAAATCAGGATAGGCTGGCGGATTACCCGCCTTTTCTTTGTCTGTTGTTTCATCCCCTGACCAGCCAGGTCAAATAGCGTCTCATGCTCTGCACAACAGAAAATAGTTGCACCCATTAACCACGGAGTTAAACGGATGAGTGACTATCATCACGGCGTGCAGGTGCTGGAGATTAACGACGGCACCCGCGTCATTTCCACTGTATCCACTGCCATTGTCGGCATGGTCTGCACGGCCAGCGATGCGGATGCGGAAACCTTCCCCCTCAATAAACCTGTGCTGATTACCAATGTGCAGAGCGCAATTGCAAAGGCCGGTAAAAAAGGCACGCTGGCGGCGTCGCTGCAGGCCATCGCTGACCAGTCAAAACCGGTCACCGTTGTCGTGCGTGTGGAAGACGGCACCGGCGACGACGAAGAAACGAAACTCGCGCAGACCGTTTCCAATATCATCGGCACCACCGACGAAAACGGTCAGTACACCGGACTGAAAGCCCTGATGGGCGCTGAGTCGGTTACCGGCGTTAAACCGCGTATTCTCGGCGTGCCGGGACTGGACACCAAAGAGGTCGCCGTCGCACTGGCATCGGTATGCCAGGAACTGAATGCATTCGGGTATATCAGCGCATGGGGCTGTAAGACCATTTCCGAGGCAAAAGCCTACCGTCAGAATTTCAGCCAGCGTGAGCTGATGGTCATCTGGCCGGATTTCCTCGCATGGGATACGGTTACCAGTACCACCGCCACCGCGTATGCCACCGCCCGTGCGCTGGGTCTGCGCGCTAAAATCGACCAGGAGCAGGGCTGGCATAAAACGCTGTCCAACGTCGGGGTGAACGGTGTTACCGGCATCAGTGCATCCGTCTTCTGGGATTTGCAGAAGCCGGGCACTGATGCTGACCTGCTTAACGAGTCAGGCGTCACTACGCTGATTCGCCGCGACGGTTTCCGCTTCTGGGGTAACCGTACCTGCTCTGATGATCCGCTGTTCCTCTTTGAAAGTTACACCCGCACCGCGCAGGTACTGGCCGACACGATGGCTGAGGCGCACATGTGGGCTATTGATAAGCCCATCACCGCAACGCTGATTCGCGACATCATTGACGGCATCAATGCCAAATTCCGTGAACTGAAAAACAACGGTTATATCGTGGATGGTACATGCTGGTTCAGCGAAGAGTCCAACGATGCGGAAACCCTCAAGGCCGGCAAACTGTATATCGACTACGACTATACCCCGGTGCCTCCTCTTGAAAATCTGACCCTGCGCCAGCGTATTACCGATAAATACCTGGCAAATCTGGTCACCTCGGTTAACAGCAATTAAGGAGCCTGACCGATGGCAATGCCGCGCAAACTCAAGTTAATGAACGTCTTTCTGAACGGCTACAGCTATCAGGGCGTTGCAAAGTCCGTCACGCTGCCAAAACTGACCCGTAAGCTCGAAAACTATCGCGGTGCGGGGATGAACGGCAGCGCACCGGTAGACCTCGGCCTTGATGATGATGCGCTGTCAATGGAGTGGTCGCTCGGTGGCTTCCCGGATTCGGTTATCTGGGAGCTTTACGCCGCAACCGGTGTGGATGCCGTACCGATTCGTTTTGCAGGCTCTTACCAGCGTGACGATACCGGCGAAACGGTGGCCGTCGAGGTGGTCATGCGTGGACGTCAGAAAGAAATCGACACCGGCGAGGGTAAACAGGGAGAAGACACCGAGTCGAAAATCTCCGTGGTCTGCACCTATTTCCGGCTGACGATGGACGGTAAGGAGCTGGTCGAAATCGACACCATCAACATGATTGAGAAGGTGAACGGCGTCGACCGGCTGGAGCAACACCGCAATATCGGCCTGTAATTGTCATCCGGTCAGCCTGGCTGACCGGTTAACCCCGATTCAGAAGTGAGAAAACCATGAACAAAGAAAACGTCATTACCCTGGACAATCCGGTCAAACGTGGTGAGCAGGTTATCGAACAGGTCACGCTGATGAAACCTAACGCCGGGACGCTGCGCGGTGTCAGTCTGGCTGCGGTCGCGAACTCCGAAGTCGATGCACTGATTAAGGTGCTGCCGCGCATGACTGCACCGATGCTGACCGAGCAGGAAGTCGCCGCACTGGAACTGCCTGACCTTGTGGCGCTGGCCGGTAAGGTGGTCGGTTTTTTGTCGCCGAACTCGGTGCAGTGACGTTTCCGAAAAATCTCTCGGTCGATGACCTGATGGCGGATGTGGCAGTGATATTTCACTGGCCGCCATCAGAACTGTATCCCATGAGCCTGACCGAACTCATCACATGGCGCGAAAAGGCGCTCCGGCGAAGCGGAAACACGAATGAGTAACAATGTAAAATTACAGGTATTGCTCAGGGCTGTTGACCAGGCATCCCGCCCGTTTAAATCCATCCGCACAGCGAGTAAGTCGCTGTCGGGGGATATCCGGGAAACACAAAAATCACTGCGCGAGCTGAACGGTCAGGCATCCCGTATTGAGGGATTCCGCAAGACCAGCGCACAGCTCGCCGTGACTGGTCATGCACTTGAAAAGGCACGGCAGGAAGCCGAAGCCCTTGCCACACAGTTTAAAAACACCGAACGTCCGACCCGTGCTCAGGCGAAAGTGCTGGAATCCGCAAAGCGAGCGGCGGAGGACTTACAGGCGAAATATAACCGCCTGACGGATTCCGTTAAACGCCAGCAGCGGGAACTGGCCGCTGTGGGAATTAATACCCGCAATCTTGCACATGATGAGCAGGGACTGAAAAACCGTATCAGTGAAACCACCGCACAGCTTAACCGACAGCGTGACGCGCTGGCGCGTGTCAGTGCACAACAGGCAAAACTTAACGCAGTAAAACAGCGTTATCAGGCCGGAAAGGAGCTGGCCGGAAATATGGCCTCAGTGGGCGCTGCCGGTGTGGGGATTGCTGCTGCGGGAACGATGGCCGGAGTTAAGCTGCTGATGCCCGGTTATGAGTTTGCGCAGAAAAACTCAGAATTGCAGGCCGTGCTCGGAGTGGCAAAAGACTCCGCCGAAATGACCGCACTACGCAAACAGGCGCGCCAGCTCGGCGATAATACCGCCGCCTCGGCGGATGATGCGGCCGGTGCACAGATAATCATCGCGAAAGCGGGTGGGGATGTTGATGCCATTCAGGCGGCAACGCCGGTCACGCTGAATATGGCGCTGGCGAACCGCCGCACGATGGAAGAAAACGCCGCCCTGCTGATGGGGATGAAATCCGCCTTTCAGCTTTCAAACGATAAGGTCGCTCATATCGGGGATGTTCTCTCCATGACGATGAACAAAACCGCCGCCGATTTTGACGGCATGAGCGATGCGCTGACCTATGCCGCACCTGTGGCAAAAAATGCCGGTGTCAGCATTGAAGAAACCGCCGCAATGGTCGGGGCACTGCATGATGCAAAAATTACCGGTTCAATGGCGGGGACGGGAAGCCGTGCCGTGTTAAGCCGTCTGCAGGCACCGACGGGAAAAGCATGGGATGCACTCAAAGAGCTTGGTGTGAAAACCTCAGACAGCAAGGGAAACACCCGGCCAGTATTTACCATTCTGAAAGAAATGCAGGCCAGTTTTGAGAAAAACCGGCTCGGTACTGCCCAGCAGGCTGAATACATGAAAACTATTTTCGGGGAGGAGGCCAGCTCAGCCGCCGCCGTGCTGATGACTGCCGCCTCAACCGGAAAGCTGGACAAACTGACCGCTGCGTTTAAAGCCTCAGACGGGAAGACTGCCGAGCTGGTAAATATCATGCAGGACAACCTCGGCGGTGACTTTAAGGAGTTTCAGTCCGCTTATGAGGCGGTAGGGACAGACCTGTTTGACCAGCAGGAAGGCGCACTGCGTAAGCTCACACAGACGGCCACAAAGTATGTGTTAAAACTCGACGGCTGGATACAGAAAAACAAATCACTGGCGTCAACCATTGGCATCATTGCCGGTGGCGCGCTGGCGCTTATTGGCATCATCGGTGCAATTGGTCTTGTAGCCTGGCCGGTTATCACCGGCATCAATGCCATCATCGCGGCAGCAGGCGCAATGGGTGCAATCTTCACGACGGTTGGCAGTGCTGTTATGACTGCTATCGGGGTGATTAGCTGGCCGGTTGTGGCAGTGGTGGCC